ATTCCCTATTCCGATATACCTTCAGCCTGATGAAGAGTATGCGATCACGCTTCGCACTTCTTCGATCGACTACGAAATCTACACGTCGGAAGTCGGATCGATCAACACTGGATCAGGAAATGCGTCGACCAACTCTGTCATTCAGGGCGCGACATTCAGAACTGCAGATGGAGCCTCATGGAACCGTTACCAGAACGAAGACTTGACTATGGGTGTCAACATCTGTCGATTCAACACGATTGAAGACTCGTACTTCACCCTTGTGAATGAACCAACTGATGTTGATCAAGTGTTTGACGAGCTCAACTCACAGCTGATCTTCAACGATTTCAAAGACACTTCCACGACATTGGTCGCAACCGGTGTGACTGATCAATCACGATCTACCAAGTCGATAGATATTCGTGGGTCTCAGCTCGCCAACTTCGATGAGCGCATGATCATTCGCACCGGTCTTGAAGACCTAGTCATTCGAGTCGATCTCGAAACGGCCGATCCATACGTGTCTCCAATCTTCTTCAATCAGTACCATCAGTCGAAGGTTATCAAGAACCTGATTAACCTCTATGCATTGATTGAAGGCGGATTCGAAGTTACCAATCAAGGCAGTGTTCCTCTCGTCAACCCAGTCGTTACGATCGACAGTGATGAAGGTTCTGGCGCAATCGCTGAAGCTGTATTGGACGGATCAGGGTATCTCACTGGCATAAACTTGATCAATGGTGGTTCTGGCTACTTCAGTCTGAATCCATCTATCACTATCACTGATGACAATACATCAGGAGCTACTGTCGCATACGACAATCTCGAGAACTCTGCATCAGGAGGCAATGCACTTTCTCGCTATGTCACCAAACCGATCGGACTCAAAGAAGGCTTCAGCACTGACAAAGTGTCTGTCTTCTTCGACGCTGCTCTTCCGAATGATGCTCAGATTGATGTGTATGTCAGAGCTCTTTCGAACGATGACAACGACGTGATCACCAACAAACCTTGGACATACATCGGAAGATCAAACCCGTCGACGAACCCATCAATCTTCAGTCCTCAGCGGGTTGACGGACCTGTCATCTACGATACATTCGATCGAGTTCACTTCGTTCAGACGAAGCTGGTTCTTCTTTCGAATGACTCCGTCAATATCCCCAAGGTGAAGAACTTCAGAATGATCACGAGTATTTAACATGACTCACTTGGTTAAAATATCTGGAGAACCAAATCTACTTCGCGACAAAACGACCAATGCGACTTTGAGCTCCGACCTAGAAGGATTTCAAAGTCGCATCAAGTTCCTTCAAAACAGAAGGTCTCTTGAGAGTCGCATCGAACGTCTTGAAGGCATTATCGAAAGGCTAGCGTTAGACACATGACAATTCAGCAGGAAAACTTCGCGCCCCTAAGCAGGGACTCACTTTATCGACAGCTTGTTGAAAGCATTAACGCTGGCAATCTGAAAACCATCGAGGTAGTTGATGTCGTAAACAGCATTCTGGTCGATGTCGGGGAGCTTTCTACTCTTCAGACCACTGTCAAGACCTCAATTGTTAACGCCATCAACGAACTCGTGCAGGACTATACGATACCATCCGAGTTTCAGACCAATCTGGGAGTCATTTCACTTCTTGACACCATCAACAAGGAGAGTCTCGTAAGTGCGGTCAACGAGGTCCATGCTGATCTTGGAGACATTTCGCAGCTACAGACTAGTTCTCGAGATTCAGTTGTCGAATCACTTAATGAGGTTCTTTCGACATTCGCATCGATCGGCAATCTCGAATCTCTGCAGACAAACTCACGAGACAACGTTGTAAGCGCTATCAACGAGCTTCAGACAAAGCAAGGTGGAACAGCTCTGTCAACGACTGCAAAGAATGTCAGTGGAGCCATCAACGAGCTGAAGGGAAGAGCAGACAGTACCTTCAATGGATCGTTCGCAAATCTCTCTGGTAAGCCAACAACAATTACAGGTTACGGAATCACTGACAGTTCTGTAGCACGAAGCCAATTAGGTCTCGGAACGATTGCTACACAGAATGCAACAAATCTATCGGTTGAGAACCTTACCGTGAGTGTTGCAGCAACTTTGAATTCGTTGACCATCACAGGCACATTGAGCATCAACAACCTCACAGCACAAGGTCTTCTGTCTGGTGGCATCATCTCGACAACCTCTGCTGCACAAGAAGGAACTGTGAACAACAAGATCATGACTCCGGTTAGAACGGCCGAGGCCATCGCTGCTCAAGTTCCATCAATTGTGACAACAGTAAGTTCACAATTGACGAATGGGTCTATTGGATCGATTGTTGTACGAGTAGGAAGTATTGCTTGGATACCTAGTGATGTGAATGGACCAACTATTGAATCAAATCTCACAGGTATCTACCGAGCTCTTCAGACACCTTCTGAGGCTGTAATTGGTGGAAACTCTATCTTTGTAGGTACGTATGTCAAAATATCATCATAAGGATAAAGCATGACCATCCCAACCAACCAAATCCCATCAGTCGCCATGTCGAACGACGTTGAGAGTCTCGTCGTGTCTCTAAACTCGATCATCGCGAGAACTCAACAGATCGCTGAAGAGTACAATGTGACGGCAAGTGCAGTCGCTGGCACAGGCGAACTAACTGATCTAGAAACTACCGCGAAGACCAACGTTGTTTCGGCAATCAATTCTCTTCGTACTGAGCTTCTGACCACCTATCAGCAAGGTCTTCTTCTCATTCCACCATCTGAAAAGACAGTCTCTGCGACTTCGTATACAGTTCTCGATGAAGACTTTAACGGTGATGTTCTTATCACACTTGATTGCAGTGCCAATTCCATCGAGGTTATGTTCCCAGAAGGTCTTCTGAAGAATCGACCACTTAAGTTCACCAAAATTGGAGCATTTGGTGCCACGTTGGTTATTGATCCACTCGGTACAGGCACACTGCGATCTCGTAGTGGTGCAAACACAATCAATGGAAATTACGGTGTGGTCACAGCAGTTCGCTACACCGAAGACTCCGTGGATTCGTTCCTGATCTATGGTGATCTCGTCTAACTTTCTGAAAAGAGTGTTGTACAATTGAAGTTTAGTGTGATATAACTGAACTATCAAATAAGGATTTCCTCATGATTTTAGTCGATTATCTCAACGTGGCCACCGCGTCGATTTTCAAAGCGATGCATACCGGCCATATGGATGAACTTTCGACCACATTCCTTCTCGGAAAGATTCGCACATATAACGCAGAGTTCCGAAGCGAATTTGGTGAATTGGTCATATGCTCGGATCATCGATCCTGGCGCAAAGACGAGTTCGAACACTACAAAGCACGTCGTGTTCATTCGGAAACTCCATCCCAGGAAACACAGGACCTCTTCCGCATTCGTGACGAAGTGTATGACGCCTTGGTGGCTCATTCGCCTTATCGATGTGTAAAAGTTCCAGGTGCTGAGGGTGACGATGTCATGTACCAGCTATCTCGACATCCTGGGAAGCACATGATCGTGTCGAAAGACAAGGATATGTCTCAGCTTGTTTCGAAGCGTGTTCGTCAATGGGACCCAATCAAGAAGCAGGAGATCGACAATGGTCCTGGCTTCCTGAAACGACTTATCATGCATGGCGATGGTGGAGATGATATTCCGAACTTCATTTCTGATGATGACACATTCGTAAATCCAAGCAAGCGTCAACGTCCTATCACTGGTCGAATTCGAAAGTTCATTGCCGAGACAATCGATCCCATGGTGGAATTCGATTATCTCAAAGTCAAGGGTGTCACATCCGAACAGATGCGTGCCAACTGGAAACGCAACGAAGTTCTGATCGATCTCAAGCGGACTCCGCGTTCAATCCTTGATTCCATCAGTGACGAATTCCACCGCCAACAAAATAAGAAAGGTGATCTCATATCACTTTTCACCGAACTTCGTGCTGGCAACTTTCTGTCGAAGTCTAACGATTTCGTTCCGAACAAAACCGGCGTTGAAGCAACTCATACGCAACTAGACCTGTAAAGGAAAAACACATGTCACGAGACCCAAGTCCATATCACGAATTGATGACCGATTCGAAGAATCACGCAGAACTTGCAAAGACTGAACCAACAAAGACTCTCGACAAGCTTGTTTGGCTTGCAATGGGTGGATCAGAGACTGCGCTCTCTGGAGGCTTCGACTCGAAATACTTCCAACCATCTAACCGTCCGAATTCGACTATCGAGCGATTTTGTGAAGACGTTCTCGATAAGTTTTTCGATGTGCGATTCCGTAAGGAAGAAGCACCTCGAGTGTTCATGCAGAACTTCAATCGCATGCCTCAGCCTGATCGCGATCTGATGAATCGACTTTTCAAAGGAAAGGTCACTATTCCTGACGAGATTGCTGCTGAATATGCTGGAGATCGTACTGTCATCATCAATGGTGTCGAATTGCCGATTTTTGAATTCAAGGCACCTGAGAAGAAGCCTGAAAAGGTATCTCCAGAGAAGCCTACAAAGGCACCACCAAAGAATGCGAAGAACGCGAAGAATGCGAAGAACGCGAAGAACGAGGAAAAATCTGATGGAAATGTCCAAAAACCAGCAGACGAAAAATCAACCACCAAAGTTGATGACGAAAAACCTGTCGAAGAGGTAGTCGTGTCGACCGACGAAAAACCTGTCGAAGAGGCAGTCGTCAATGATGCTAAAGAAAATGATGGAAAGACATCATCAGAAAACGATGAAAAGGCAATAGGCGAAGTTGATCAAATGGTAAGTGATGATCACGTCGAAGAAAATCATGACGATGAGAAACTCGAGGAACCCAAGGACTCCTAATCGTCATCGATAATACAGAATGGCGGAACGTAAGTTTCGTCATTTGTTGTCTCAGTATCAGAATACAAACCGAAGAAAGTGATGCATGAATGCAGAATGAAAGCTACTTTACGATGCCCATTTCCAATCAAATCTGGGGAATGAAGTACCAACTCAAAAATTTCGATGAAACTCCTATTGATCTTGACGTAAGAGACACCTGGAATAGAATCGCAGATGCATTATCTCAAAACGAAGAAGATAGCGCAAAAAGGAAAATGGAATTCTACGATTCTCTCGAGAACTTCAAATTCCTTCCTGCTGGTCGAATTACTGCAGGTGCAGGAACTGATCGAAATGTGACTCTCTTCAATTGTTTCGTCATGGGCACTATCCCCGATAGTATGAATGGGATTTTCGACATGTTGAAGGAAGCTGCTTTGACAATGCAACAAGGTGGCGGGATCGGCTATGACTTTAGCACAATACGACCAAAAGGCACAGAAGTCAAAGGTGTTGCCGCTGATGCATCTGGTCCATTGTCCTTCATGGATGTCTGGGACGCAATGTGTCGTACAGTCATGTCTGCTGGTTCACGTCGAGGAGCAATGATGGCGACAATGCGTTGTGATCACCCTGACATCGAGGACTACATAGTTGCGAAACACGATGCCGCACGTCTTCGCATGTTCAATATGTCCGTCCTGATCACTGACTCGTTTATGGATGCTGTAAAAAGTGACAGTATGTGGGACCTTGTCTGGCAAGGCAAAGTCCATAAGAGCATGAAAGCACGTGATCTGTGGAATGCAATCATGAAATCAACATATGATGCTGCCGAACCCGGCGTGATTTTTATCGACCGCATCAACCAGATGAACAATCTGAACTATTGCGAAACGATTGCCGCAACGAACCCCTGCGGTGAACAGCCACTGCCGCCCTATGGCGCCTGTCTTCTTGGCTCTATCAATCTTGCGCAGTTGGTTGTCGATCCATTCACTGACGATGCCAAAATTGATTACTACTTGCTGGAAAAGACAGTCATGAATGCCATTCGAATGCTTGACAACGTCATCGATGTAAGCAAGTTCCCACTTCCTGAACAAGAAGCTGAAGCGAAAGCGAAGCGTCGTATCGGTCTTGGCGTGACTGGTGTTGCAGATATGCTTATGATGGTTGGTCTTCGATATGGAACATCCGAAGCAGAATCTTACTTCGATTCTGTAATGGAAGAGTTTACATGCTGTGCATATATGGCTTCTATTGAACTTGCGAAAGAAAAGGGACCATTCCCATTGTATGATGAGGAAGAGTTCCTGAAATCTGGCTTCATCAATGCTTATCACTTTCCTGAGCAACTTCGAAATCTCATAAAGGAGCATGGCATTCGAAATGCATTGGTGACATCGATTGCTCCAACAGGAACGATCAGTTTGTATGCCAACAATGTCAGCTCTGGAATCGAACCTGTTTTCGCATATTCGTATATGAGGAAAGTCTTGCAGAAAGACGGATCAAAGACTGAAGACCTCGTTGAAGACTTTGCAGTTGCGAAGTTTCGGGATTTCTGGAAAAAGAACATTTTCATTCCTTCTCATGGGGGAATGGACGAAGAATTCTCTGATCGGTGTCTTCCCGACTATTTCGTGAATGCTCAGACATTGGATCCATCTGATCATATTCGAATGCAGGCAGTAGCTCAGAAATGGATTGACTCTTCAATCTCGAAGACAGTTAACTGCCCTGAAGACATCACCTTCGAAGACTTCAAACAGATCTACATGGATGCCTATGATCTTGGTTGCAAAGGATGTACAACTTACCGTCCGAATGATATCACTGGCAGTGTCTTGACAGTGGTCGAAAAACCAAAGGAAAAACCTGATGTTGTTGCTAAAGAGCCTGTCATCAAGAAAACCATTCCTGAATTGCCTGAACGTCCATCATCTCTTCATGGAACAACGTATAAGTTGAAGTGGCCTACCTCTGATCACGCTCTCTACATCACGATCAATGACAAAATCGTTGATAATGTCTCGAGTCCTTTCGAAATCTTCATCAATTCGAAGAATACAGAGCATTTCGCATGGATGGTTGCACTCACACGAATGGTATCTGCGGTCTTCCGTCGTGGTGGTGATGTGTCATTCGTTGCTGAAGAGCTTCGTGCAGTCTTCGACCCGAATGGTGGAGCATGGGTAAAAGGCAAGTACTATCCATCGATGATTGCTTCGATTGGTGATGTCATTCAACAACACCTTCAGGTTTTGTCTGGCGCAAATCCCGACACTTTGGTCACTAATGATGCTGTTGAGTCCATCTCAATTCAAGACAACAAGCATCCTTCTCCTCCATCTCAGTGCCCAACATGTAGTGAATTCGCGATGATCGTACAGAGTGGATGCCCGACATGCACAAACTGTGGTTATTCGAAGTGCGGATGATCATTATCCTTTAGATGAAAGTAGAATGGGCCATACCGAATGGCCCATTTTTGTCAAACTACGCACATTTAGTTGTGTACAATGGAATTCCAATGTGATACTTTGAATTATCAAATCAAACAAACAAAGGAAATCAATCATGGTCAAGAGAGAAACATTTACAGTCGATGAACTCGTTAATGAAGTTAGTCTCTTTGCAAAAACCCCATACGGTGTCAAGCGTGAATGGGAAGCACGTCTTTCTATCTACTCCAAAGAATCAATGAAGGAAATTATCGGGAATACCAAAACTCGCCCAGGTGCAATCAACAAATTCAAGATTCATTTCAAGACAACACCTGCACCTCTTCTCGATATCAAAATGACCGAAAATGAAATCGACATTCTGATGTCCCTTTCATGCAAGGACGATCCATCGAGTCTTGATTTTCTTGCAGAAAACACCAATCGCTCTATCGCAAGTGTTCGTGGAATTGTCCGCTCCATGCTGAAGAAAGGACTCGTAGCTGAAGATGATGAATCTGCTCTCATCTGGTTGACTGTGATCGGTATGGCTGAACAAAATCGCAAAAGTGATTATTAGATGCCAGTCACTATTCAGAGGAACTCAGGGATTCACTGGGTTCCTCCCTGCCGTTTGATGTATATTATATTGTCAATTTCTGAATAGACTCAGTGAGCTTCAGGTTTATTGAGTGAATCAGTCACTTTAGTATGTACATGTCTAGTGGAATGTGATATCATAAAACTATAAACAAATGATAGCAAACATGTCAATCAAAATTAACGTAACCTCCTCAAACTCAGTGAGCTCTATCACGATGGCTCACTTCATTGCAGAAGTTCTTGAAGAACGTGGATTCGATGTTATTCCTTCTGCTGATGGAAAACCTTTTACTCAACTCGAAATGCAAGAGCAAATGGTGGACATTTCACAGAGTGTAGAAGTTAATCACACGTGATGCTCAGTATCGCTGGAAAAATCCTCTGCAGACTCGGATTTCATTCCGAGCTTTTCGGAGACATTCATCCTACTCACCCACAAGGACAAGGATGGGGATGGTACAACAAGTGCAAACGATGTGAATGGAAATCAGAACCTTTCGTTATCACGAATGAAGAATAGGAAAATTCTAGTCGAATGAATGAAGAACTCAAAGAAAGGCTATATAAGGCCTTCAAACAGGTTGCGCCTGATTACGAGCCGCGTCCAGGACAGATAGAAGCATGTGTCGAAATCGTTGAAAGTTTCAATAGTGGCTCTCGTCATGTAGTTCTTGAAGCTCCAACTGGTTCTGGTAAATCGTTGATTGCAGCAACAATCATGACGTACCTTGCGAAAGAGTTTGAACTTCGCTCTGTTTTGACGACTGTGACAAAATCTCTCCAGAATCAGTATCTTCGTGACTTCAGATGGATCAGTGATATTCGTAGTTCGTCGAATGACGTTTATCGGTGCAATATAGGATTCGTTCGCTCTGATCTCGAATGCAAATCTCAACGCAAAGAGCTTGAATGTGACAATGCACGCCAATGTCCATATAAGCGTGCAATCAAGGAGTTCTTTGCTTCAAGGAGAGCAATGTCAAATCTGCAGTTCCTTTGCAACGTTCCTCATCTCGGTGATACTGATCTGCTTGTCATGGACGAAGCCCATGAAACTGAGTCAGTTGTGATTGGTCAAAC